AACTATCCATGGACCAACGTTATGGTAGGTGAACCAACTGTAAAGAAAGCTGAGGTAAAATTACATCCCGACAACATGACCCACGAACAATTAAGCAGGATGTTGCAAGAGCATAAAAAAGATAATAAGGAAAATCCACTTGAACGTGAGATTTTAGATACAAAATTAACTGATATAATAGAGAGCAATGCCTCAATTCACACAGGACCCCCTGAGCTCCAACACTCAATTGTTCAGTGCAAAAATATTATATCCAATAACGAAAACAGGAAAATTGTGCCCACGATGAAGTGCTATTATATTGCACTACATAGGTACGACCGTTATCCCAAGGATGAAAACGGGCACGTGGTGTACGGTCGAAGGTTCTTTAGCAATGAAGAAGAAGGTAATGATGATGCAAATTTTCTCACACCCATGTGGTTCCCGTCCACGGTCGTGCCAGAGCTTGAAGCTTTCTATAATGGTCATACCACCATTGATGAAAACATTTTTAAAATTGCTAGACAGGTGTGCATCAGATTGTGTAGACCCTTAGATTTTGCGGCTGAGGCACAAGCACAAACAATATGTTGGGCACCCATCGTTGCTCACGAACGAGTCTTTCTGCGCAATCAATTGGCCAATCCCTTCTCAAAACTTCCTTATGTCACTTCTGGTGGGATGTTTAATCAGTTGTCCATTATAAATCATGAGTATTACCCAAATAAGCGTTACCCTCGATTGTCTCATCCACGTGTGGTAAGACGTAATCCTTTAAATAAACCCGTTGGGCCCATCGAAGTCGTCAAACATAAGAATCCGCTGGTACGGCACTGGGAACTTTTAAAATTACCATTTAAAAAATTAAAGAATTATTTTGATACACGAGCGTTAAAAAAGAAGCTGGATGCGGATGGGGTGATATTTGATGAACAACAACATAATATGTTGAAGTATGCTAACCCTGTTCTGCCACGGCGAAATTGGTCATACCGTAAGCAGGTGCCTTGGGATTGCATTACTATAAATTTTTCAATCAAAGACTTCAAAGTCACGTCACAGATAAGTGGCACACACGGTAGCTGGACGCGGGATGATGATGTATTATACTATAAACATATAAACTCTAATATTTCGACTGACCCACCTCAGAAGGAAAAATCGGGTTTATGGTATCCCCTTTTTGATCAATATAGTCACAAAAAATTAGATAATGAACCGATGTTGCAATGCTCTTATTTTTGGAACCACGGTTATCGACCAGTATGTTTTTCAAATAATTTACATAATGAACGTATAACCATTGTTAATCGCGTCACGGTTGAAACACCAAAACCCGATGAAGAGTTTTTACGCGACTTTATATCGTGGTGCAAAAAAAACTTTAAATCCCTGATGAATAATAAAGTGAAGAAAATAAAACCCGTGAGTGATGAAGTATATTTAGCCAGGAGCAATGCAAGTCCTCAAATGAAACAAAAATGGATGGAAACTCGCGACGAAATGGCGGCCAATGGTTATGTGGGGGCCACTGATATTGATTTGGCGCTCGCTTGGTTATGGGCGACAAGAAAGCTGTTCATTAAAAAAGAAAACTTGCCTTATAAAACACCGGCTGGCATGAAGAACAAAGCACCCCGTGCTATACAAGGCCTTAAAACACTTCACTATTTAGTGATACTCGGTCCCTGGTTTATGGCCCTACAGGACCACATTAAAACTATTTTTAATAAAAGCAACTGGGCATGTTTCACCAGCGGGGTCGACGCTGTTGATGCCGCCGCAGTTTTAGAAGAATTTTGGACAGTTATAGAAGACGACATCAGCACATTTGACTCATCGGTTGACATAAAGTTGTGCGATTTTGAAGTGTGGATGACTGAACAATTTGGAGCTACGTCTATCATTTTGAAATTAATGCGAGCTAACAACAAAACACACGGCGTTACCATGTTAGGCGGTAAGTACTGGGTTCCTGGGGCTAGGAAGTCGGGTGATCCATTCACATCCCTTTATAACACTTTGCTGAATATTTTCATGCATGCGTTTATTTTACACAAACATTACGGATGGGATTTGGAAACTATCAAACAACGCACTCGCATGGTGGCAGCAGGGGACGATAATCTTATGACCATTAATGCTCAAGCTGTTGATTTTGTGTCGTATATGAAAAAATTGGGTTTTAACAGTGAGGCCATCGTCAGACACTCACTCGCCGACGCTGAGTTTTGTTCCTGCCGGTTATTTTTTCTCCAAGGAAAGTGGGTTTTCGCCCCTATGGCAGGAAAAGTACTATCGAAGTTTGGATTTTTGAACAATCCCCCCAAAAACGTGTCTCGTGAATCCATGCTCAAGGGCATAGCAACGGGTTTATTAAGGGCCTGTTCCTTCATACCACCTATCAGAGCCGTCATAGCACGTGTCTTTGAATTAACTGCCAACCATAAAGAGTATCAGGGAAAATTAACCAGGTTTAAAACTGATTTTTGGAATATGCATTTTGACCTGACCGCCTTCGACCAACACTTTGACCCTGATATGTATGCCTCGTTGTACCTCACTTACGGATGGACTTACGAAATGCAAATAAATTTCGAAAGTGAGTTAAGCCAAGTACAACTGGATGACGTAATCCCTAAAAATTCTTTTGTCAACATTTTGTTTGATAGGGATACGGCCGGCCCACACGTTATGGCAGCGTGAGTCGTTTAAAATAGTCTGCACCACCACTAGAAGGTAAGGTCCTTTGTAAAAAACCAAGACTATCATTCCACACATCGTTCGATACACCCGGAAAGACGGG